CCGTATACATGGGCGATTTTTGGGTAGAGTGGGACATTCACAAGCGGCGACTATACGAGCCGGTGAAGCGTCCCGATCATCGAGTCCGCGTTCCGATCAATCTCGCCCAGCCCGCTGTCCGTACGGAATTGGCGAAGCTTATGAAGAACCGACCTATCATGGACGTACTTGCTCGGTCATCCGATCAATCGGACTTGAACTCGGCAAAGGTCGGTGATAAGCTCCTCAATAACTACGCCGAGCGTGAGTTCCACATGCCGCGCGTGCGCCGTCGCATGCTCACCTGGGCCCTCACCTGTGGCCTTGCTGGCATTCTCGTCGATTGGGACGACACGAAGCTCGGACAAATTGACGTCTTAGTAGATGACACTGGTAATCCCATATTCGACCCACGCGCCATAGAGCTCTACAAGCAGACTCTTGAGAATCAGGGTCGAAAGGCCACGTACAAACAGATCCCAAACGGAGAGATCATCGTCAAGGAGGTCAGTCCGTTCGAGATTCTGTGGGACTTCAGCGTCAACTTCATAGACGATGCCTGGTGGTGCATTTACTCAACCGTGTTTGATGTAGAAGAGGTGTACAGGAGGTGGGGAGTCGTCGTCAACGCGGACACTAATGCGCTGCCAGGCATCATTGAGCAGCGTCTCATGGGACGATTTGATCTCACTGGCAAATTGGCCACACGTCCCACGCACGTCCAACGGATGGCGATCATCCATCAGATGTGGATCAAGCCAGGACACACTAAGTTTCCAAATGGTATGTGTCTAGTCTTCAACAAGGACACTATCCTGAGAAAGACAGAGTTTCCGTATTCGCACGGTAAGCTCCCTGTCTACATGATGGGACACGTTCCGTTTCCAATTTCACAGTGGCCACTGTCGATTCTCACAGGACTCAAGGGACCTGTTCTGGAGCTGTCTAAGACCGAGTCGCAGATGCTAGAGAACAGAAACCTGATGGCGAATCCGCCCTGGTTGATTCCGAAGCAGCTTCAGGTCACAAAGGAGATCCAGAACAAACCTGGCATGCGGATCGAATACAACTTCATGCCGAACGTTCCGAAGCCTGAACCAATAACGATGCCCGAGATGCCAAAGTATGTCTCGGATCTTATCCAAATCCTAAAGGACCACATACTTGAAATCTCAGGACAAGGAGAAACATCGCAAGGCAAAGTCCCTCCTGGCGCGCGTTCAGGAGTTGCTATCGCGTACCTCCAAGAAGAAGACGACACCAGAATCGGAGTCACCGTCCAAGAATTCGAAGAACTTTCCGAAAACGTAGCATATGCCATGCTGAGGTTGATGGCGGAGAAATACACCACTCCCCGCACTGTGGCTATCTACAAGAACCACAGTGACATTGAAATCATCGACTTTCAGGGCTCCATGCTCGCGGGAGCAGCGTCAGTTGTGGTGCAGGCTGGGAGCGCATTACCACGGTCAAAGGCAGCAAAACAGCAGTACATTTTGGACCTGTGGGATCGCAAGATCGAGCAGGATCCACGCAAAGTGCGTCAGATGCTTGAATTGTCCGAGGGCGATCCGGACGAATGGGAGGTTGATCTCGACCAGGCGGAACGTGAGAACCACATTCTACAGGCGGGTGATGATCCAGGTGTGAAGGAGTGGTATAACCATCCAGCCCATCACTACGTCCACAGAAATTTCATGAAGTCAGCGGACTTCATCGAGCTCCCACAAGGGATACAGCAGCTCTTCGAAGAGCACGACCAGGAGCACACGTACTACGAGGAACAGCAGGCGATGAATGCCTCCCAAATGCAGGGTGGTGGCCAAGGTCAACCCAGTCAGAATGGCTCAACGCCTGTGCAACCAGGAGCTAATGGTCAGCAAGTGCCCGAGGGGCCGCCAGCGGCGTTCAGTGGGATGTCGCCCGCTAACATTATCGGTGCCCAACCCCAATGAGCGTATAATCCGGACTAACCTTGACAAAGGAGTAAGATGTCACCGCGCATAACAAGAGATCTGGAGACAGAGGAGGAGAACATCATAGCAGAGAATCCTCCCGAGGCCACGACTGTAGAAGCCACACCTGAGGAGAAGGCCAAGGCGGAGGCCGAGAAGGTAGCGGCAGAGGCGTTGGCAATCGCCGAAAAAGATGGCCGGCTTCCACATCTGATCGAGGGCGAACGAGTCCGCGTCACCTCAGGCGACTACGAGGGCCGCATGGCCTACGTCATGGCCGTCGACTACACGGATACACTCCAGACGCTGTTGTCTCGAGCGGGTGGGTCGGAGGCGCGATTCGCCGAGGCAGAGGACTACGTCTGCCGTACGCGCGACGGACGCAGTGACGTCTTCATCGCCACTCCCGACCAGCTCGAACCACTCGATCCGAACAACGGATGGGGGAGAGGATCGATCTGATGGCAGCCGATGGACAGGGAGCCATGATCCTGCAGCAGGTAGGCGACCTGTTGTCGCAGCTTGCGCAGTCCGAAACTGAGCCCCAAATCCAACGCGGCATCATGCAAGTGATGAAGCAGTTGGAGCCGCTCATGCCTCTTGTGGCCGCAGACGATCAGCAGGACATGACGTCTGGCCTCAATACTCCCGCTGGTCCTCCTGGCGGTCTTCCTGGTGGTCCCCCCAATGGTGGTGGCGGACCTCCTGGTGGACCTCCTGGTATGGACCTGGGAGCTGGACCACCCCTCGCCGGGGGCGTACCTGGAGGGCCTGGTATGCCGGGTGCGCCTCCTGGTGGTCCTCCTGGAATAGGTGGTCCACCACCGATGGGCGGAAACATATCGTCCGAACGTGGTCCAACACGTGGTCTACCCGGCACAGAGAGTGGAGGTTCCAAGACGTTCAAGGGAGCTCGCGCTGAGGCGATGAACAATCTTCGAAGCCGAGGCACATTTTCCAAGTCCGGGGCAACCGAAACCGAAAAAGCGAGAAACCGCCGCGAAGGTGGTCGGAGTTTGAGCCAAGGCCGCAAGTAGGTACAGCTCGGAAAGGTAGCACATGGAAGCGTCAGTGTCAGCACCAGCCGCCCAAGGGACACCCACCCCATCGTCACAGCCGCCGGCCAGCGGCCAGGGACCGGGGCAAGGGCAACAGTCCACAGGCGGTGCAGGCGGGCAGGGCTTCAACTGGGGCATGTTCCCCAATATCCCGGAGGGCCAGCGTTCGCTGCTTGAGCCTCACCTAAGGGAGATCCAAGGGTATACGACTCGACTCGAACAACAGCTTGCTCCGTATCGTGGCCTAATGCAGGCCGTCCCTGAGGACCAAGTCCAGAACATGATCGGCTTCATGAATCAATGGGGAGCCGATCCTGTGAGCACGTGGCTCGGCCTGGCACAGTCCTTGAAGGATGACGGCATCATCACGAACCCAGCGTTCTCGATAGAACAGCTGGCACCTCTCATCCAGGCACAGCAAATGGCACAGCCAGGCACTGGTGTCGGTGGTGAAGAAGTGCCAGCATGGGCACAGCAAATCCAAGCGCGCATCGAACAGATAGAAGCGATGGAGAATCAGCGTGTGGCCCAGGTCGAGGAGCAACAGCAGCAACAGATGCTGGGTGAGGCACAGGTCAATATGAGGGCAACGTTGGCATCTGCGGGACTCCCTGAGGATCTACTCTCACAAGAGTTGCTCAACAGCGCGATCATCGCCCAAAACGGTGACGTAGCTGCAGCGACTACCATGTTGACGAACATGAGAGAGTCGATTCTCAAGGGATTCACTGAGTCCAACGGTTCTGGGCCAAAGCCTCCGACAATGGTAGGGGGAGCGCCGCAGGCACCGCAGCAGGGCAATTTGCGTCCTCGTCAAGGAGACGCATTTCGCCAAGCTTCTGTGGCTGCCGAGCAAGCCCTAGCTATGTCGAACAGGGCTGACGCTCAGGGATAGGAGAATCCTAGGCGATGGCACAGACCACCGCAAACGCTGACGCGGTCCTGAAGGAGTACTACCTCACTCCAATTCGCGAGCAGCTCAATCAGCGCTGCATCCTGATGTTCGCAGCGGACGACGACCAGGAAGGCAACTACTCGTCGTCTGGTGCCGAAGGACGCGGCTACGATATGGACTGGCGGGGGTTCACCCGTGAATCCGAAGGCGTGCAGTTCGCCGGACGTGAATGGGTGCTACCGGTCCATATGGCCCGTAACGAGGGCCTGGGGGCGGTCCCCGAAGGCGGCAATCTACCGACTGCCGGACAGCAGGGATGGACCGACCTGAAGGACCGCCTCCATCACAATCTCGGCTCGATTCGTCTGAGTCGCTATGCGATCAAGCTCAGCGAACGTCAGCCAGGCGTCTTCC